TAGAGGAAGCGCGCCGCCAGCAGGCAGTCGCGCACGTCGAAGAGCTGGAAGTCGGCGAAGAGCAGGGGGAAGTCGTGGTAGACCGCCGTGTCCACGTCGAAATAGAGGGCGCTGATTTGTGCGGCACAAACCTCATCGCCAGGCCCCACGGCCAACATATCGACGAGCCCCGGCGGGCCGCCGACCCCTTGATCGTCCACAATCTCGGACGGGGCCTCGTATCGAGCGATGCGCCAGAGTTGCTCTAACTCCTCCGGCTGCCAGCCCACAGAGAGCGCCACCGCGTCCCACGCCTCGCGCTGCCAGTAGCGGTTCGCCACGATGGCCGGCGGGAGCGTCGCGAAGATGGGGCTCCACTTGTTGACGAAGGTGTGGATCAGGCGGTCGCGCCGGTACTCCGCCGCCACGGCGGTCGCGAACGCCACGAACGCCTCGCTGTCCTGCGCGGGGTAGGCGGCGAAGCGCGCATCCAGCAGGTCGCGAATGGTGGGCGAGGGGACTGCTTCCCGGATCGTCTCGGCAGGAGTCACGTCCGGCAATTCCGCCTCGCCCACCTCCGTCACATTACTCCCGGTGCTGGGTGCAGAGTCGGCGGGTACATGGGTCACCTCCTCTCGGGGCTCCACCACCACCGGGGCGGGGGCCTCCTCCGGCGGCGACACGGGCGTTGTCAGCGGCGTCGCCAGCGTCAGCGTGGACGGGGGCAGGGAGATGGTCACGGGGGCGGGCGCAGCAACGGTCGCGGCGGGAAGCGTCCGCGTCGCGAGGAAACGCATCCCGTCGCGGACCTCGCCGACGGTGGGGATGTCATCCGTCAGCGCGCCGCCGATGGTCATGAACATCCACAGACCAAAGATGGTCCCGATGATATTGAAGGGGAACCGCCAGATCGGAGGCTGCCCAGACGGACGCTTGTGCGGGGCGCGGCTCATCCGATCACCCTTCGGCCCGCCCGTGGCCCAGAGTGACCCCTTCATGGCAGCCGCCAGACCATGATCGGCAACAGGAGGAGCGCGCACCCCAGCACCGCCCCCATCATCACGGCGGGCGCAACCGGCACAACGAACACGCCCGCCAGGGCCGCGCCGAGGAAGGCCCCGGACCAGCCGATGAGCAGCACGGACTCGATCACGTATTTCATGGCAGCCGCCTCCCCGCCGTGCCGTCGCAGATGACGACGCCCGCCAGGATGTCGAACTGCGCGCCCGCCTCGACATCCGCACGGATGCAGGGATTCTGCCCGGTGTCCTTCATCGACAGCCCTGCGAAGAAGGCCATCGCGCCGATGAAGATCGCCCCGCTGAAGTACGCGAGCGCCATCACCCGCAACCGCAGATCACCCGAAAACACGCGCGGCAGGTGCAGCGAAAGACATTCGTCTGCCGCCGGGCCTTCGGCACTGCGTTACGGGGCACGCCGCAGGCGGTGGCATTGGCCGAGGGCGCGCAATAGTGGATGGGGGTCGCGCCACCGTCGGGGTGCGGGGAGCGTCGTCGCCAGGGCAGGAAGTTCATGTCGTGGTCTCCGGTCGTTGATTGAGGATCAGGCTGTCAGGCATCGGGGGCCTCCCAGACTTCGCAGGCGCGGCCGCTGCACCCCGGACGCGTATCGCCGCGCCGGCGGGCGACGCCGGCCTTCTCGCAGTCGGGCAGGCGGCGCCCGACCTCGTGCTCGCCGAACGGCAGGCGCGCGGCCAGCTCGTCCTTCGTGCCGCCGTCGGGGAGCGTCCGCAGCACCCGCGCGATCTGCGCGACGTGATGCTTCGCGGTCGACGCAATACTGCGGGCGGCCGCGTGGCTCGTCTCCGGGTCGGTGGCGCGGGCGTGGGTGTGGGGGTCGAGGTCGTCAAACAGCGGGAGCTGGTCGGCCATCGTCGTCTCCTCTCATTTCCGGTACGCGCAGGTTATCCCATCCGTCAAGGCGGGCGTAGAGATCGCGCAGGATGGGCTCGGCGACCTGCGGGACCAGGGCGTTGCCTAATCCTCTAAGGCGGTCCACCCGCCGGGGAACCCCATCAGCCACTCGACCCACGTCGGGTTCAACTGCCCAGGGGTTAGCCGCACGCTCCGCCGCCAGGCTGTCGCCGCCGATGCCTGAGAACAGGGAGAGGTAGCGCAGCCGCGTCATCGCACGACCCGCAGGGTGCGCTGCGCCCAGAGGGCCGCCGCGATGCGCTCGCCGTGCGCCGTGAGGGTCCAGGACTCCAGGGGGCGGCCGTCGACCTCGACGCGGCAGGGCGTAATGCAACCGCGCCGGACGAGGCCCATCGCGACGGGCTCCCCGTGCGGGTAGAGGCTCCCGTGCCCGTAGCCCAACCGCTCGGGCGTCTCGATGCTCATGTAGCAGAGCGCCGCTTCCATGTATTTCGTGAGGGGCGAGTCGTGCGTGATCGTCACCATGCACTCTCCGGGATGTTCTCCGGGCCGCGATTGATCAGGTGGTCGAACTCCGACGCTGAACGCCAAGATGTTCTTAAGTCTGATCTGATCTCTGATCCGGATCTGGAACGGGTGCCTGTTTTGTCCCCATGGTCGGGTCCGTTTTGTCCCCGTGATGGGTCCGTTTTGTCCCCATCCATGGGTCCGTTTTGTCCCCATGGTGCGCCGTAGTGCAGGCGGTAGTGGTGGACGGTGTGGGCGCGCTCCGGAGTGAAGGCGATGATGTCGATCGCGCCGGCGCCGGCGAGTTCGCGAAGGAGGCGGCGGATGCGCCGCGTCGAGGTATGTCGCTTCTTGGCAAGCTCCGCCTGGGGGCAGTGCGTGGCGAGGCCCGATCGGAAGTCGATGTATTGACAGGCGAGAAGCGCATAGAGCGCCACCGCCCCGTCGCTCACCGCCGCCTCCGTGAGCCAACGCGGGACGCGGGCGAACTGGTCCGGGGTGTCGTAGCCGGCGCGGGCGTCGTGGATGGAGATGGGATCAGCGACCATCGATGCGTCCTTTCGTGCGGACGCAGACGGCAGCGTTTGCTACCCTATCCAACGTCCAAGCTAGCGCTAGTTTAGCGCGCAGCCCGCCCTCACGGAACCCGTGGGGGCGTTGCTGTCTCCGCCGCCGTCCTCGCGCTTCGTCCTCCCATCCGTTACGCTACGCGTAGGAAAGAGAGGACGACCCCATGACCGACCCCCGCATCCGCGTCCCCGGCACGCGCAACCTGATCAAGCTCCGCCGCCCCGGCCGGCGCCATATCGCTGCGTGGATTCTGCGCCCGCGCGAGGTCCGGGCGGTGCGCCGTGCGTAGCCTCCGCTGGCTCGCCCACGCCCTCGCGATCGGCTGCCGGGAATGCGAGCACTGCGTCAACGGCGCAGTGCTTCGCCGCATCGACGTCACCGCCATCGTTCCCTGGTCTGAGCTGCGCCCCTGCCCCCTCTGCCGGGGCTCCGGCTGCGGCACCCACCCGAGAGGAGCCCCATGACCGCCTTCACCGACCGCGAAGTCCTCGCCCTCGACGGCGTCGTCGACGGCCTCAGCGTCGCCGAGATTGCCGCCGGCGAGGGCGTGACTGCTCGCGCCGTCGACTTCTGGCTGTCGAGCGCGCGCAGGAAGCTCGGCGCGCGCAACCGCTACCAGGCCGGCGCGCTCTGGGCCGCGATGGGGTCGCGCGCACGCTACGGATCGCGTAAACTAGGCAAACGGAAAGAGAGGACGACATGACGACCGACGATCCGCGCCTCCCCTGCGGACACCCCGACTACCGGACCTCCGGCGGACGACGCGCCTCCGAGCTGGACTACGTCTGCCCGTGCGCGGCGGGCTACCACTACATCCCCGGTGATCCCGGTCGGTGGGAGTGGGTGGTCTCCGTGGAGCACCCGACCGGCGCCCCGCCCCTGCCCAGCGCAGACGACTACGGGCGGGAGGTGCATGGTGGCTGAGAACACCGCCTACGACACCGCCGACTTCTGCCCGAAGGCCCCATTTGCAGGCGAGTCCGAGTGGGGGGACCGAGAGCCCGCCCGACAACCCCACGACCCCCAGGTGATGCGTCGCGACATGGGGGACGTGGAGGGCGGCGCCGAGGCCTGGGTCCGCGTCTGCCGCTGGTGCGGGCGTGTCTGGTACTACGTGGAGGTGCAGTCGTGACGGAGACACTGTCCCCCGCCGCCATCGACGAGACGGTCGCCGTCCTCCTGGAAACGGTCGCCGCCATCCAGAACCTCGAAGACGTGCGCCAACGCCTCCTCCTGGAGCTGGCGGATGCCGCCGACAACTGGGAGCAGTCGCTCCTCACCGACCAATACGAGGTCGTGCGCACCACGAAGCCTGGCCCCTCGGTGCTCAACCCGGAGGCGATCGTCTTCGCCCAGGACGCGGGCCTGCTCAACGAGCAGGAGATGGAGGCGGTCTACCCGCTGCCCGAGCGTCCCCCGCAGCCGCCCCGCAAGGTGTCCTTGAAGGCGTGGAACAAGCTGCTCAAGGCGCGCCCCCAACTGCAAACTATCGATGAGCGCCACCGCCAGTCCGGGCATCGCCCCGGCCCGGTGGTCGTGCGTAGCCGGACGACCGGCGCGGATTTAGGAGTGGTCTCATGACCGACGAACCGACGATCTGGCAACGACTCGCCGCCCCCTTCCCCCCCGATGTGGTGAAGCGCCGCCCGGGGGCGAAGGCGCGCGACGGCAACAGCGCGATGGTCCTGCACTACATCGATGCGCGCGACGTGCAGCACCGCCTCGACGACGTGATGGGGGCGGAGAACTGGAGCGACAGCTACACCGTCCTCGCCGACAACGCGGTCCAGTGCCACCTCGCCCTCGCCGTCTTCGAGCTCGACGCCCCGAAGCAGTGGATCGTAAAGTCTGATGTCGGCTATCCCAACAGCGCCGGCGACCCGGAGCCGCTGAAGGGGGCGTTTAGCGACGCCCTGAAGCGCGCAGGGGTGCGCTGGGGAATTGGCCGGTCGCTCTACGGGATGCCCCAGGAGTGGCTGCCGATCGACGCCAACGGGCGCTTCCTTGACGCGGACGCTCCCGCCCCAGCCGCCGCACCCCCCCAGCGGCCCCCTGCGCCCACTCAGCGCCCGCAAGCCGCGCAGCGGGGCGACGAGCCCCCGCCCCCGGACGACGCCGCCTTCGGGGACGTGCCGGCGCGCGATGTCACGGCGGACGTGTCCGGCCCCACGAACAAGTGGGGCGACGCCATCGGTAACACCACCTGCCCCCAGCACGGCAGCGCGATGGTCAAGATCTCGAAGCGCGACGGGGGCGGCTACTTCGACCGTCAGAAGAACCCCATCGGCCACTGCTTCGTCGAAGTGAACGCGACCGCGGAGAATGTCTGGGACAAGCTCTGCTGGGGCGACCTGCCCCTCATCCCCGCCGGCGGGATCGCCCTCGACACCGACGACGGATTGCCCTTCGAGTAGCCAGGAAAGCGAGACCGGAACATGCCCAAGACCTGCGCTGCCTGCGGGCAGACCATCCTCATGTCATTCACCATCGCGGAGATGATCGAACGCGACCAAGGCCAGCATCCCCGCCCGCCAGCGGTCCCTGTCCAACAGGCGATGGACTGCGCGCCAGGAACGGCGGTGCTGATCGGCGTGATGCCGTTCGGGAAGTCGCGGGCCATCGCGAGCGCGATCAGTCGCCGGCGAACGCGATTTGGCCCCCCCGACATCTTCGCCAGCGTCCAGCGCCTCGACCGCCACCGCGCCGAGGTCTTCGTGGGGCGGCGTGCCCCGCGCGACACCACCCGCATCACCCCCCGCGTCGCCCGCGCGATGCTCCAGGCTACGGAGGCCCAGTCATGATTACCGTCACCCGCGAAACCATTTCGCCGGCCAAGTCCGAGAAGTATCTCGCCACGCGCGGCCGCCAACTGCACCTCATCGAGGCCCGCGTCGTCCGCCTCGCTGACGCCATCCGGCGCGGCGAGTGGGAGGAGAACGGCGAGAGCATCATCTTCAACGTCGCCGGCGAGTTGGTCGATGGACAGCACCGCCTTGAGGCCTGCGTCCGTGCCAACCGTCCCATCAAGAGCGTCGTCGTGCGCGGCGTCAGCGAATACGCGTTCGACACCCTCGACGGCGGGCGGTCGCGCTCCCTGCGGCATGTGCTGGAGATTGAGAAGGAGACCGCGCCGGCCGACCTCGCCCGGACGATCTCGCTGCTCTGGCGCTGGTACGTGACGCGGCCTGAAGACCACATCGATGCGGGGCGTCGCTCGATGCGGACGATCCCTGCCGCCCAGCGGCCCACCGATCGCCAGCTCGCCCAGTTCTTCCGCTCCGGGCACCAAGGCCTGCGGGACTGCCTCCTCTGGGGGGCGCGACTGCACGGCCAACTCGGCGGCGCCCGCACCATCTGGGCCGTCGCGTACTACGTCATCAGCGCGGTGGACGAGGCCGACGCCGCCGACTTCTTCGAGAAGCTCTGGCGGGGCACGGGCTTGAGCGAGGGCGACCCCATCCTCGCCCTGCGCGCCCGCATGATCTCCGAGCGCACCTCCGACCATCGCCTCAGCGACTACGAGCTAATCGCGATCACCGCGAAGTCGTGGAACGCGTTCCGGGCGGGCGAGAACGTCTATAGCGCGCGCTGGCGCACGGGCGGGGCGAGGCCGGAGAAGTTCCCGGTGCTGCGATGACCGACTTCATCACCATCACCGCCCGCTGCCGCCTCTGCGACCGCCCGCTGACGTGGCCCCTGGCCGACTACGCGAACATCGACGGGCAGCCGGTCCACCGCTCCTGCCAGACCGCCCTGGAGGCCGACACCACGCAGCAGATCCACGCGTACAACGTGCGCGCCCGCCGCGCGGCCGTGGAGGGGTGGGCGCCATGACGAAGGCGACTCTGGAATTCCACGGCCACGTCGCGATCACCATCGAGAACGGGACGGTGCATATCGAGATTGAGTCCACCCAGGGTATGCCCATGCAGCCCGCTCTCCCGGTCCCGGTCTTGTTCGATGCCGTCGAGCGCGTCACGACGCGCACCCGCCTGGTGCTCTGCGGGAAGCGGAGCACGCGGGACGCGGTCGATGCGCGTCAGCTCTTCACCGTCTTCGCCGTCGACGTGCTGGGCTGGACGCATACGAAGACGGCGCGCGCCCTGGACCGCGATCACTCCTCGATCGGTCACCTCCTCCACCACCGGCCCCGACCCGAGGGGTGGGATCGCGACTGGGCGCGGCTTCAGACCGAATACACGCGGGAATCCCTCACCAGCGTCGTGCCGCCCACGGTGAACGGCGCCGCCGATGCCTGACCTCATCCCCGACGCGGATTGGGACTGGGCACGCCGCCGGCACGGACGCGCGACCGATAACCGTATGGACGCCGTGGACACCGCCAAGCTGCTCGCCTCCCATCGCGCGCAGGCGGAGCGCATTGAAGCGTTAACGCTGGCGATGGACGACGCGATCGGCCAGGTGAACGACGCGGCCTCTCGGGGGTGGATCGTGCAGATCCTCACTGCCGCCCTCCGTGGTGAGACTCTCCCATGACCGCCATCACCTTCTTCGTCCCCGGCTCTCCACGCCCGCAAGGATCCAAGCGCGCCTTCACGAACCCCAAGACCGGCGGGGTCATCCTCACGGAAAGCGCCGGCGCCCCCCTCAAAGACTGGCGCACGTCCGTAGCCGTCGTGGCGCAGTCCCACTTCGACACGCCCCGCACGGACCCCGTGGTCGTCTCGATTCGCTTCGTGCTGCGCCGACCCAAGACCCTCCCCAAGCGCGTCCAGCACCACGTCAAGCGCCCCGACATCGACAAGCTGGCGCGGGCCGTGCTCGACGCGCTGACGGGCACGGCGATCCACGACGACTCGCAGGTCTACTGCTTGGATCTCACGAAAGCGTACGGGGCGACGACCGGGGCGCACATCTCCATCGGGTGGGACGAAGAGACGACATGAGCCCCACCGACGCCGACGGGGTTCCCTGCTTTGCTGGTGTCCAATGCGCTGCGTCGGTTTACACCTGGAATGAGACGGACACCGTCTGGTGGTGGCAGCACGGGGAGAACCCCGAGCATCGACTCCGCAGCGACGACGACGGACACCCTGATGTCCTTGAGTGGTTGAGGCGAGTGCATGAACGCCATGGCATCTCGTGATACGATCCGCGCGGCTGGGGGTGGCGACCGCCGTCGTCTAACTCTCTTTCCGGTCTGTGTGCCTTCTGCGGAACCTCCCCCAGCCAATCTTCCTGTGACGCCATGACCCCCTACTACGACCGCGACGGGATCACGATCTACCACGGGGATGTGCTGGACGTACTCGCAGGTAAGCTTCCCGAAGTCGCGGCGGCGATCGTCATGGACCCCCCGTATGCAACCGGAACGCGCGAGACGACGAAGGCCGTTCATGGCCCAATGGTTCGCGGTGAGCGCTTCAAGACCGCCATCGAGAACGACCAGATGACGACGCCAGGCTTCGTCTGGTTCATGCGCGAGGTGATGCGAGCCGCGATGCCGAACCTCCGCGATGGCGGCAGCGTGCTCTCCTTCATCGACTGGAGGCAGTGGCCGAACCTCATTGGCGCGTTCGAGAGCTGCAATCTTCGCATCCACAATATGGTCGTGTGGGATAAAACGTCGTTCGGTATGGGCGCTGGCTTCCGCCTGCAACACGAACTCATCATGCATGCGTCGAAGGGTCAGCCCACGATGGGGTCGCATGCAATCGGAAACATTATCGCGTGCCCGCGCGACACGACTACTGACCACCCGAGCCCGAAGCCCGTAGGGCTGATCGAGCGCCTGATTGAGGCCGTGACTGAGCCGGGCGGCGTCGTGCTCGATCCATTCATGGGGGCCGGTCCGACCCTGCGCGCGGCAAAGAATCTCGGGCGGCGCGCCATCGGGATCGAGATCGAGGAGCGCTACTGCGAGATTGCCGCCAAGCGTCTTTCCCAGGAAGTGCTCCTGTAAGCCTCCCCCGCCACGTACCCCCGCTATTGCGCATAAACGCCCTCAGCGCCCGCACAGGGCCTTGTAGCGGCATCGGACGCAACAACGCCTCCCATGTGGAGGAGGCGTTGGAGGCGAGGCCCGTGGCGCTTACCCGGGCTTCAGGGGAGCCGCCCCTACCCGCCTGCGGAGCCTAGCACCGTCGCCCTAGTCCCAGACGGCGGGGCCGGTGCGGCGGAACGACTTCCATGGGTGGTGATGCTGTAGCTGCGTCTCCGGCGGGGGGTCGGGCTCCGGCTCGACGATGGGCGGCGGCGTCACCGTGAGTTCGAACCGTCGCTCCGTCACGTCCTGGAGGAGCGCCGCGAAGTCGAGGCCGGCACCGGGGTCGCGGCGGTTCTTCGCCAGTTCGCTGTGTCCAACAACGTGCGCGCGGTCGGCGATGTACTGACCCGCGATGGACCGACGCGCGATGAGTTCCACCAGCGTGTCCCACTGGGGGCCACCCACGACGAGCGTCCGGCCGAGCGTGGCGGCGCGGCCCTCAATCTCCACCCCCTCGGCGTAGCGGTTATATTTGCCATCGGGCGCCCAGACGGGGCGCGGCAATTGCACGTTGGCCCCGTGCGCCCCCTGGCCCCAGGCGAAGTCCGTGAGCCGAACGTACTGCCAGAGGTCGCCGTCCGTCGTGATCCCCCAGCTCGTCGAGGCGTTGGCCTGCGGCTGTTGGAACCACCAGCCGGCGGAGTTGATGCCGTCGTCGGGCGGCTCCTCTGGGGTGTGCAGCACGAAGGCGCGGATCTCCTTCGGGCCGCCGTACCACATCGACCCCTCGTGGGTGTAGTTCGAGGCGTGCGCCTCGGCGAACCACCGCTGGGCGCCGTTGGGCAGGGTCCACGCGTCGGGGAAGTCGGGGCAGCCGGGCACCTTGGTCGGGTTAGGCATCCGTGACGCCAAACCAGTCCCGGAACTGGCGGCGCGCGAACTGCAAGGCAGCCTGCAAGCCGATCGTAACGATGGCGATGCCCTGTGCGTCCAAGTTCGCCCCACCAACCCAATCGATCAGGCCAAGGACGATGAAGGTGATCGTACCCAGCGCTAGCTCGGGCAGGCCCTTCGCCAGACTGCGGGACGTGCGGGCGGGGTGCTTCGGCTTGAGGTCCATGCGGGTCTCCTTACGGGCTCGTCCACCAGCCAATGGTGGATGTGGTTTTTGGTTGGTCGTGGTGGATGCGTGAGATGTGCATCTCGTATTCGGGCCACTCGGAGGCGGTCCAGCAGAGCGTGCGCCACTCCCACCACCGATGCAGGAATCGCCAGGTGCGGCGCATCGCGCTCTCCTTTCCCGGAGAGTCTAGCCCCCGCGGTCGATAGCGATCCCAATGGCCGCTGACGCCCCCGCGAGGATGACGCCGACGATGGCCTTGTAGACGCTGCCCTTGATGTCCTGCCAGCGCCGCTCCAGCCCCGTCAGGCGCTCGTCATGCTCGCCGTGATCGTCGCCGTTGCGCTCCCACAGCGTCGCGTCGGAGGTCTTCGGGTCGTATCGGCGGGGGTAGTCCTTATGCGCCACTTGAGACATCCCGCGCAACGACCGTGAAGTTCTGGGTCACCCAGGTACGCGGCACGCCGTCGAGGCCATCGACGATCGGGACATCCGTGGCGGTCTGATACCAGACGCCGGGCACGATCTCGGGTGGGAGGAGGTTCTCGAAGTCGCCCGTGGGACATCCGGGCTGACGAACCCCAGGACCATTGAAGACGACCTGGATCCGCTCCCCCACATCGACACGGACCCAGGAACGGTCCACCCGCACCATCACGGGTGCGTCGGTGGCGTTGCATTTCGTCCCCGTGACGAAGAGCACGCCCCCCTCCACGACGGCGGGGCCGTTGATGCCCTCGATGCGGTTGTGGACGATCTGCGTGTCGTAGTCGCCCAGCGGATCCGCCAGCGGGGCGGCGTGGTTGGCCTCGGAGAAGGCCGCGAAGCCGACCGCCCCCAGCAGGACGACAACCGCCAGCATCAGGCCGCGCGTGCCGTTGTTGAAGTGCGCCCAGAGCCAGTTGCGGAGGCGGGTCACGAGCGCACCCCTCGCATCTGCCGGGCCTGGAGGATCGTCAACTGCTTCACCTCGGGGTCGGTGATGTCCGCGTCGGTCTTGTCGAGGATGGCGTCGATCGCGATCTCGTCGGGGGTGCGGGGATCGGCAGGCGCCGGGGCGGTGAAGATCCGGCCGTCGAACGTATCGTCGGGGCTCGCCGTGCGGTCGCCCACGTCGACCGTGCTGGCGGGGATCTCCCCCGCCGCGTAGTCCTGCCCGTCGTAGATCACCGCCGCGTCCGGCCAGACGATGACGTTGGTCACGAGGCCGAAGCCGTCGATCACCGCGAGTCGCTTTACCATGAAATCACCCTCACGTAGCCCGCGCCGCCGACGCCGCCGGCACCACCGACTGTTGTTCCACCACCACCACCACCAGCACCGCCACCATTCGCACCGCCCACGCCACCCGCACCGCCGGTCCCCGAGGCGTTCCCGCCGCCGCCGCCGCCGCCTTCACCGCCTTCGCCAGCATCGCCCGCCGCCCCGGCCGCCCCAGGGTTCGTCCCACCGGCCGCCCCAGCAGCGCCGCCGCCACCACTGGTGGTCACGTCGTGATCGCCCCCGGCCCCAGCCGTATCCACCGCGTTACTGGCAGCGATAGAGCCACCCGCGCCTCCGCCTGCACCGCCGTACGCGGACGATCCACCGGGGTCCGAGTTGATGGTGACGTTTTGGCTGCTCCCGCCCGCGCCGCCGTATTCGGCGTCGCCAGGGTCAGTCGCGCCCGACCCGTTGCCGCCCCCTTGCGACCCGATGCCGTCTGTCCCGGCCGCCCCCGTAGCGATCAACCCGCTCCCGGCACCACCCCGGCCGCTTACAGTTGAGGCGGTTCCCAGGAGCCCCCTCTTGCCACCGACGGATCCCAGGTCGCTCCCGAACGTCGTGTTACCCCCGTCGCCGCCGTCCGATCCGTTAGCCGAAGACCCGCCCGCGCCGCCGGTTCCGCCCGCCCCGATCGTCACCGTCTCGGTCGCGCCAAGGTCGGCCGCAGCCATCCAACGCATCGTGAGCCCCGCGCCACCGCCTGCACCGCCCGCGTCACGCCAGGTCCCAGCGGCTCCGCCCCGCGCGCCACCACCCCCGCCGCCGCCGCCAATCGCGGCGACCAGGCAGACCGTCACGCCGGAGGGCTTGGTCCATGTCCCGCTCCCCGTGAACTCGGTGTCGTCGATCGCCACCCCCGACGGGGCCGCCCAGGACGGAATCCCGCCCGCCATCGTGAACACGTCGGCGTTCGACCCCGCCGCCAGGATCGCCATCACGCCGGCGCTGGCCCCGTAGACCGTGCCGCCCGTGGTGATCGCGGAGGCGTTGAACTCCATCCCGCCGGCCTCGTGCTGGAGTAGGCCCGTGGTGGAGGCGAGCGCCAGGAAGTTATCGCGCAGATGGGTGTTGAGCTGGGCGGCCGTCAGCACCGCCCCCAGCACCCATGTCCTCGGGCTCGTGTAGGCCATTAGGCGGCCCCCGCATCCATGACCGGCAGCGTGGCGTCATCGGCGCGCAGGTCGGCGACGGACTCGCCCGGCTCCCAGTTACGATTCGGCTCCGCGCGGTGCGAGAGCTCCAACTCGATGCCGCTGCGCGCCGCCGGCAGCGCGACGGTGAACCAGCCGCTATCGCAGGCAGGGCAGAGAGTCCGCAGATCGTCGGGGTCGACCATTAGGGCCGTGTTGCAACCGGCGGGGCAGTCCACGATCCAGCGCCCCTGATTGATACGGGCCGGGACGGTCGCGCCCTTCGCGCGGCTGGCCTTGGCCGTCGCGCCGGCGCCGGGGTGCGCCGCCTCCAGCATCGTCAGCAGCCAGTCGGCGTGGGAGAGCGCGGCCATCGTCTCCGCCTGCGTCTGCTGCTCCGGCCGCGCTCGCCCCTGGAGGACGGCGGACCGGACGGCGGCGGTGTTCTCGGCGACCATAGTGGCGTGGGTCTGCGTCATAGCGCCAGCCTCCCGGTGTCCAGCAGCGACACATTCAGGATGAAGTCCCCGAGCGGGTTGCTCACGGGGGACAGGGTATATTCCACGGTGTGCAGCGTCTTGCCACGCGTGATCGCGTGCTTGACGGATTCGATGTAGTAGTCCGATGAGGTGATCCCGAACTTGGTGTTATTGTCCGCGACGACGGTCACGCGGTCGCTGATGTCGCGCGCCAACGTCTGCGTCATCGCGTTGCTGTCCTTGTTGGCGTTGCGGCGGATGCCGAGCCCGCGCTGGGGGGTCTCGTAGGTGTCGGCGAGGCCGTCGACCATCGCCTGCGCGATCTCGGCGGACTCCCACCAAGGGCTAATAATCTCGTAGGTCTTCAGCCCGTAGGTGTCCTGGCTCGTCTCGTCCTCGGCCCGAACCTTGACGGGGTCTTTCTCCGTGACGGGCGTGCCCTTGGCGTCGAGGCGACTGATCACCGCCGCCGCCGCCCCGTTGTTCGTGATGGCGATCTTCTGGCTCTGGGCGAACTTCGTCTGCGCGATTGCGAGGTCTCCGAAGGCGACGCCGCTCACGTCCACGTCGCCGGTCAGGATGGTGTCCCAGACGGACGCGTAGCGCCCCTCGGGCACGTCCGGCGAGGGGTACTGCGCCCAGCGCGTGATGGTCGCGCCGACGTTGATGTTGATGTTCTCGGGCGTCTCCCAAAGCAGGGTGTTAGCGGAGCCGGTGAGGTACTGGCGCACGGTCGCGCTGAAGTCGTTGAAGATGGCGCGCAGGGGGTCGATGAGTTCGATGGCCTGGTAACCGTGCGTGGGCGAGGCGGCGTCGCTGAGCGTTACTTGCGAGTTGGCGCTGAGGGTGTCGGTGAGGCGGCCGTGACGGTCGGACCAGCGCAGGGCGCCGTCCGCGCCCTCCCAGAGAAAGCCGAACTCGGAGCTTTCCAGTTCGCGGATGACGTTGACGACGCTGCGGTCGAAGGCCCACCAGTTAGGGAGCGTCATCGTGCCGTTGTCGATGTGGCGCGGCGATTCGAAGCCGGCGGCGTAGTGCTTACCGATCGCGGTCGGCGTGAGGATCGCGGTGTAGATCGCGACCTCGCTGACGTGGCCGTCGAAGGTCCGATCGTCGGCCGCCTGGTTGCCGATGATCAGTGCGTTCGTGGTGTCGGTGACGCGCGTCCCGACCGGCGTGGTCACCTCATCGATCGCGATTACGAGGCCGTCCACGTAGAGGATGGGGTTGTTGCCGACCGCGTCGGCGTCGTAGGTGATCGCGATGTGGTGCGCGGTCCCGTTGGTGATCGCCGTCGCCGTCGTGCGCCAGCGCCCATCCGTCGTCGAGAAGTCCACCGTGAAGTTGAGTTTGGACACGCCGGTGGATTCGTCGCTCAGGTAGACCATCCACCCGGCCAGCTTGCCGACGATGATCCCCAGGCTGCCCTCGCCGTCGGAGTCCGCCTTGATCCACGCCTCCACGGTGCCGCCCGTGCCGTCGAAGATGTTGGTGATGGCCGCCACGCTGGTCACGTCCACGTCGCCCGTGGCCCCGTCGAAGTCGATGCTGGCGCCGTCGTCCTGATCGGTCAGCTTGTCACTCCCCTGGGTCGCGCCGGTCACCGTCCCCGTATTGCTGTTGTCGCTGCTGTCGAGGGCGTTGCCGCTGGTCTCGTCCAGCCGCCAGTAGCCCACGAGGCTGCTGTGATTCTTGACGAGGCCGGCGTAGTCGAAGCACTTGGCGTCGTCGAGGGCGAGGCGCACGGCGGCCCCGGTGAGGATGGAGGTCTGCGGCGCGACGTTGGTCTGCCGCCCGACGATCTTCGAGAGGTTGCCGATCGCGCGGATGGTCGCCTGCCGACCATGCTGCGGCGAGACGGTCGGGGCGATGCTCTCGACCTGGCCGGTCCACAAGACCGCCACGCTGGGCGCGGTCGTGCGGAGGCGAATCGCCCGACCCGGCACGAGGTCGGCGCCGATACTGCCGCCGGGGTCCGAGAACTTGCCGTCGTCGTTGTTGAGCACGGCAGTCATCGTGCCAGCGATGGACTCGCCCCGTCCGGGCAGTTGGATCGGGGCACTGCGGCCGCGCCAGGTATCGACGCGGAGGGTGAGCGAGGTCAGATCCGCCTGCGCGTGGTCCCATGTCAGGTCGCCATCCCAATCACACTCCACGACGTAACTAGCGGTCGTCATGCGGGCACACCCGCCTCTTCGTTGTTCTGCTCCACCGTGACGGCGTTGGCCGGGTCGTCGGTGACGATGTCGCCGTTGACGTTGACGATGATGCCGGCGGCGAGGGCCTGGCTGATCAGGCTGAGGATGTCATCATCGCTCCATTGCCCCCCTTTCCCCCCCCCGTACTTCCACAGGATTTCGCCGGCCTCGTTCTCCGTCACCACATCGTCGTCGAGGAAGCCCAGTCCGCGCCCTAAGCCAGCCTCCCCGAGGATGGCACCGATATCGACGCCGCTGAGACCGGAGGGCCGTCCTGCGGCGTCCACGCGCACCAACGTCGCCATGACGGTCCCGGCGGACTGCTGCCCACCGATCGCGCGGTTGAACTGACCCAGCGCCGCGCCCTCCTGGGCGAGCCGCTGTAGGCGCTTGTCCATGGCGTCGGTCCAGTTGGACAGCCACGCAGCAGCAGCCTTCCGCGAATCTTCCATCATCTGCCGGTTGATATCCTTCTGCACCTCTGCCCACACCCGGGCGCTCTCCGCGAGGAGTTCAGTCTTACGCGCCAGCCGGTCCGCCGCCTTGCCTTGCACGTCGAACTCGGCCGTCACCGCCGCCACGGCGGCCGCCATCGCGTCCTCGTCCGCAATCACCGCCGTCAGCTGCGCGCGCAGGTCGCCTTCGAGGAAGCGGGCGAACTTCGTCACCTCCACCCCGAGCCCCCGCTGGGCGAGTTCGGTGATCAGCATCTGCTTGCTCAGGTCGCCTAAGGCGATCTCGACATCCTTCACTGCCTCAGAGACACCACCACCCAGCGCCTCGGTGACGCCCCCCGCCTCATCGATGAACGCCGCCTCTGCCCCCGCCGCTTCGAGGATGCTGTTCGCGGTGGCCCCATAGAGCTTGTTGAGCGTTCGGAGTTCCTTGATCTGGCCGACCACGATGTCGAAGACCTGCGCCGCCGCGTCGAAGAGCCCCGCCGCGTTGAGGCTGGCAATCGCCATCGCCGCACCCCAGGCGATCGTCTCCGCCGAGGCGTTCCGCATCTGGACGGCGGTATGGCCGGCGGCGTTGCCGAGGTCGGCAATCTCCGGCTTGGCCGCCGCTGCCGCCGCCTGCGCATCTCTCAGGGCCTGCGCGAGCACCGGGAAGGACTGCTCCAGGTTCTCGGTTGAGAAGTTGAGGAAGTCGAGCCGGTCACGAACCTGATCGAGAGAAACGCCGTACTTTACAAAGATCCTTTCTAACCCTGGGATGCTCGCCGTCAGGGCGTCCGTGGTCGTCTGGTATGCCTCTTGTGCGGCGCGGGCCTCCTCTGACTCCTCCCCCGATTCCCGGATCGCCCGTTGAAGATCGTCGTACGCGCGGGACGATGGGACCAGCGCCGCGATCAGGGCTTGGAGCGCCGATTCCTCATCATCCACTGCGCTGATATGTGCCTGCGTCTGCGCGACCAACCGCGCCAGTTCTTCATTCACTTCGACCTCGCGCTGGGAGAGCAGCCCGAGCTTGACGAGCACCCCAGCAATGGTCACGCCGATGTCGAAGAACACGCCGAGGAACTGGCCCGCGATCACGAGGCCGTCCTCGACGACCGTCCATAGTTCCTGGAACAGAAGAATTGCGTCATCGAGGTGGGCATCCACCCAGTCGATCGCGGCGGGCAACTCCTCCGCAAGGATGTTCGACAGGTCCGTCATGACGGGGAGGAGGCGCTCGCCGATCACGACCTGCAACTCACCAAACGCCTTCTGCACCCGCTTCTGTGAGTTCGCGTAGTCCTCCGCCGTCCGCGCGGCGTCCCCCTGGGCGTTCGTCGTCTTATCGAGGATGAGGCTGTAGCGGGCGGAGACCTTATCGGCCTCCGTGATCGCGATCTTGGTGTCCGCCAGGCCCAGGGCGAGCGCGCGGGCTTCCACGTCCGCCGCGTTGAAGCTGACGCCGAGCCGGCGCAGCGGCTCGATCTCCCCGACCAACCCCGACCGCAGGGCGACTAACGCCTCTGCCGTGCCGATGTTGTTGAAGCTGGAGAGGTCTGCGGACAAGGCGACCAACCCGGTGCTCATCTCGGAGGCGGCGTCCTGCGTGCCGCCCAGCGAGGTGATCAGGTTGCCGAACGTCCCCGCCGCTTCGAGGGCCGCCGCCTCCGTCATCAGGATGTTGCGCGTGGCGTCCGCCGCGAACGCCTCGACGGCATCGCTCGCCGGCCCGAAGACGACGCGCACCTTGTTCAGCGACTCCTCGAAGTTCGAGGCCGCGCCCACCGCGTCCACCGAGAGCGCCTTGACGACTCCCGCGAGTTTCACCGCAGCGAAGGCCCCCGCCGCGATGCCCGCGCCGACAAACGCACCCTTGAGCACGTTGCCCATCTGCGTGCCCTTTTTGCCGACCTGGTCCAGCTTGGCGCTGGCGCGGTCGTCGGCGGTGATCTTGACTCGGACCTCAGAGGCCATCCGTCAGCAGTCCTTCCGGCACATCCTCCGGCTCGGGGGTGGGGGTCGTCTCCCCCTGCCCGCTCTTCTCATTCGCCGCCCAGATCGCGTAGTGGATGCGCCAGGCGGGCTGCGCGTCCAACTCCATCTCCGTCATGCCCCAGCGGCGGCAGAGCCCGACGATGTTCTGTCGCTCGGTGTCCCAGCGAAGGGCGGCAGCGAGTCGACCGGAGACCCCGCGGGCGTCGCTGGTGGCGAGGAATCCGGCGTATCCGACTCGCTCGATTCTGGGGGGCGCGTGAGGCCGTCCGCCCAGGCCGACACGATGTCCGCCATCAGGCGCAGCGGAATCATCCCGATCGTCTCGGTGCTGGCGGGGGTGATCTCCCCGCGCAGGTGGATCTCGCCCCCGAGAATGCTCGCGTCGAAGGCGTCCGCCATGAGCTCCGCAGCGCGGTCGCCGCCCTTCTGGGACGCCCGCCATGCCCCATAGGAGAGTTCGGCGCTGAGGCGCAGCACCGTGCCTTCCAGGGGGTGTCCCGCGCGGGCTTCCTCGACGATGATCACGGCGGGGGTGTCGTCGATCCAGGGGTCGTGGGCATCGGTCATCTGATTCACTCCGTTGTGGGTGCGCTTAGGACCAGGTCGGGACGGAGCCGTCGCTCAGGCTGAAGGGGACCGAGACTCCCAGAGCGCCGTCGGCGCCGCGCGAGACGGCGTAGTCGGCACCCAGCATCTCCATCCCGAGCGTCTGCCCCGAGTGGACGATCGTGACGGTGCGGACGACCGCGCTACTGATCACGTCTTTGAGCACGGTATGGCTGCCGGTGGTCGCCCCGTCGTTGAAGGCCGCGTTGAACGTGACCTGCCCATCGGCCAGCAGTTGCAGCCGCTCGACGGCGCTCTTGTCCAGGCCCGTCACGTCTTGCAGGTTGCGCGGGGTGCTGATGTCAAAGTTAGTAACATCGTTGGTGATCGCTCGGGCGCTGGTGCCCGAGTCGTCGACGCTGAACGTCGCGCCGAGGCCGCTCTCTTTAGCCATCGCTGGCTCCTTTCACTAGCCGCGCTGTCGCCGTTCGGCGATCGCGTCGGTGCCGTCGTGGAGACGGTCGAGCCATTCCCGCTGGGCGGGGATGTCCTCCGTCGTGCCGAGTGGCTGTGCATCGGGCACAGGGCCACGTCGGGTAAACCCGTGGGTGTTGATGGGCGTGCCCAGGGTGAGCAGGCCCGGCTTCGTATGAATCCAGCCGTGATCGCCGGCGATCGAGTGCAGGCATTGTTGCCCCGGCTCGAAGATGATGGTGGTCGTCTCATCCCGATTCGACTGCTCGCGGAAGATCATCCCGTCGGGGACGGTGCGGCTGCGGCGGTGCAGGCGGAGCCAGGTGTGATCCTCGCCGGCCGTCGCCACCGTCCGCATGAAGCCGTTGCGGAAGGCGGCGCAGTCCACGTCTTCGCAGCGCGCCGGCTGGCGGGAGCCCGCCTGCGCCTGGACCCCGAGGGTCTGGCCGGTGCCCTTACTGGGGCTAATACGCGTCAATGTCATCAGCGGTCCCCCTTCGCATCGCCAGCGCGAACTTGGCCTGTGTCCAGCCGCCGGTCGTGATGATGCGCGTGTAGCGCTCCACGGTGCCCGTAGCGGTCGCCCGCTCCGAGGTGGCGGCGGATGCCTGCGCCACCCCCGCCATCGCGAGCTTGGTCGTCCAGGCGTCGCCGCTGCCATCGTCGCTGGACTCTTGAATCGTGACGGTCAGGGTGGAGCCGCCGCCGGTGATGCTGGCGACGTGCAGCATCGCGGCGAGGCCGCTGGCCGAGGAAGCGGCGTTGTCGAGCGAGGCCAGGGCCGCCGCCGACCCCTGCGTGACGAGGCCGGTCGTCAGCATCTTGCCCCACTCGGGGATCACGCCGTCGACGCCCACGGCCGTCACGGGGATGGTCAGTGCGCCGTCGGCCGAGCGGGAGGGGGCGTAGTCCACCTGCCGCGCCCGCAACATGAAGGCGGGGTCTCCGATCGTCGTCGCGACCGCGTAGGTGATGTTCTGAATCGCCGCAGCGGCACCGAGCGCGCGAGCGGTGAGGTGGAGTTGGTCGGTGGCGTCGTTGAAGTAGCCGGTGAAGTCCAGCGCGCCAGTGGCGAGGCCGGCAATCAGTTCATTGGCGCTCTTGTCGATGCCCGGCACGCTAAGCAGCGTCCGCGAGGCGGCTGCTTGGTCGATCGAGCCCACGTCGCCCGAGAGGTCGAGGCCGTTGAGGTAGAGGGCGCCGCCGAGTCCGGATCGTTTAGCCACGGATGGCTCCCTTCGTCGCTGCCGTCTTCTTCTTCTTCGCCTTCACCGCTGGCGCGTCGCCCAGCAGCCAGCCCCCCGACAGGAGGCGGGCGGGGTTGAGCTTGGGGTGCGCGTCCGGGTCGAACGTGCCGCCGGCGAACTGCGGCTTGCCGCAGCAGGCGTCGACGCAGGTAAAGACCGGGATGCCGGCGGGGATGTTGTTGGGGTTCCCGATGCGATAGGTCGGCATCGTCCTGCGCTCCTCTATGCCGCTTGGGCGGCCGCGTCGTTCAGCACGAGCGGCATGATGAGGTCGATGGTTCGATACATCGACTGATTGACTTGGATGTAGCCGGCGCGCACGTTCAGCGGGTCGCCTGTTTCGCCCAGCACGTCAACGAGGCGGACGTTGCCGCCCAGGGTGAAGTCGCCGTTAATGTCGTCGATGATCTTGTCGGCGAGGACGTTGAGGTCGGGGTCGATCTGGCCCACGGGGTCGGCCAGCATGTCGCGGAAGATGCGGACCATGTACGTGTAGCGGTAGGTCGTCGCTGCCAGGCCCGAGAGCTCCGGCACGGGCACGACGCCGTCGAGGAAGACCGCTGCGTGGAACTGCCCCGTCGGGGCGGCCTTGGGCTCGAAGGTGTTCACGCCCCCATCGAACCACCCCGTCGCCATCAGGTGGGAGACCAGCACGTCGCGGCCGGCGGCGATGGTCATATCTTCCGCGCTGCTTTCGTCAGGTGCCGACGCAGGATCGTCGGTGCGATCCGGTTGAGGTCTTGCACGGCGTTGCGGAACATCCGGTAGCCCTTGAAGCGGGTCGCGTCGTTGCGCGAGCTAACGCCCTCCAGCCAGGGGCCGTAGATGATGCCGGAGTCGTGGACGACGCCTTGCAGACCGCCGCGTGCGATGTCGCGCGTAGCCGCCTGCAAGAGCGCCCCGGAGGTCTGGGAGACGCCGCCGGCGCCGCCGACGTGGCCGCCGACCTGCCCCACAATCCCGCGCCGGTAGTTGCCGGTGACGAGGCCGTGGCCGGGGTAGAGCTGCGACTGCACGCGCCGCTCGCCCAACTCGACGAGGTCTTGCACGGCGTCGCGCTCGGCCTGGTGCAGGATCTTCGCGCCGATGCCGTTGAAGACGGGGCCGTGCGTGGTGACCTTGAGGGCGACCATCAGACTGGCCCCCCGATCGCGTGCCAGCGGTACTTCTGCCGCATCGACGCCTGGAACTTGTCCCAGACCGTCCCGCGAAACTCCGAGGCGCCCTCGCCCCGGCCGATCTCCCGGCCCCAGCCGTGCTGCTCCTGCTGCATCGTCACGATGACGAGGCCGCGACACCACTTGCGGACATCGGCGGGCACGACGTACGTACTGATCGCGGCGTCGTCGGCGGCCGCAGCGGCGGTTGTGCCGTTGACGCCTCGGACGATGGTGTAGGTGCGGCGCACGAAGATGTCGTCGCCGGAGGAGTGCGCCGCCAGGGTGGAGCCGTCGTAGGCCCGCTCGACCGTGACGACGGTGGCGGAGGTGACGGCGGTCACGCGCAGGGTCTCGCTATTGATGCGGATCACCTCGCCGACGTTGAGGTTGTCGGCGGGGTCGCCCAGGGTGAGCGCGGTGTCCGATACGGAGGCGGTCAGGCCGGAACCGGCGACGTTCGTGCCGATGTCGTTGTCGCTGATGTCCGTCACGCGCACCTGCTCGGTGCCGATGAGGACGGTATGCCCGACTTCGACGAGGCGGCCGTTCTTGACCTGCATCGACGTATCGGTGCCGTTGGCAATCGCGGCGCCCAGGCTGCCGGCGGTGGCCGTCTCGCTATGCCGTGCGAAGGTGCCCGTCAGTGTGAGGGCGCGCTGCGGCGTGTCCTTGCCGGCGAAGAAGGCGGTTGAGGCCAGGTCGATCTCGATGCGGTGGTAGGGCGGGCCGAGGTTGTTCGGCTCCAAGAAGTAATCCGTCGAGGCGATGGCGGTGACGTCGGTGCCGTCGCGCGTCAGGCTGTCGACGCTTTGCAGGTCACCGTCGAGCAGGAGGTGGCTGGGGCTGACGATGTTCTGATTAGGGAAGCGGTAGAGGCGCACGAGAGCCGTGTAGGGGACGAAGCGGCGCGCGTCATTGTCGCGATTCGTGTCGCGGTAGATCTCGTCCGTCGCGGACTGGATCAGTTCGTCGATCTGGTCGTCGCGGTCGCTGCCCTTCGCGCCGGAGGCGCGCTTGACGGACTCGCGGGTGGCAAGCCAACTCGGCATGGTCGTCCCCTACATTCCGGCTTTCATGGACGCCGGGGCGACACTGGCGGGGTGGACACTGGAGCCACGGAGTAACAGCCGCCAGCCCTGCCCCATGTGGTGTGGTGGTGTGCGGTTAGCGGCCCTCCCTTGACGCGCTCAGTCTCGAATCAGGAGATGCACGACGACGCCATCCGCGATGGCGTCGCCCTGGGCGACGGAGACCTCCAGTTCGTCCGCCACCACGAAGGGGGCGTGCGAGTTGGTGATCGCCGCGTTGGCCAAATCGACGGGCGAGGCACGCACTGGGAAGAAGCCGTCGGTGTTGCCGTTGGTCACGACAAGCAGGTTGTAGGACGGCAGGGCGGTCCCCTTCGTCCGCAACGTCACATCCGTCGTGCCGGGCTGCGAGGTGTAGTCGATGTATGCACCGAGCACTTCCCCCGCGATGACGCGCCCCGTGTCGGCGGTCCCAGCGGCGGCGCCAGCGTCACCGGCCGTGGTGACTTTCAGGGCGGCAAGCGCGCGAATGGTCATCTACGACCCCCGCTTCGTGCCGCCCCGAGCGCGCCGGTCCGACGCCGCCACCCCCGTCGTGGTGGTGGAGCGCCCGACCTTCTTCGCCGCTGGCTTTGGTTTGGAGCCCTGCACGGCGAAACTGCCGGGGCTGTCTCGCAACAGCAGCGCCGCCTCATCGTTGGTGCAGTGGACTTCCCCGCCCGCCTCCCACTCCCCCAAGGAGGAGCGGTAGCGGCCGAGGACATCGAGAACGACGACGGTCACGACAGCGCCGCCCCGTCATTCGCCACTTGACGCCACTCCCAGCCGTCGGTGGCGTTGTTGAAGCCCACGATGCGGACGTGGTCGCCGATGTCGGCGAACGTCATCACGGTGTTGCCGGTCTGGTTGAGCGGGCTCGACGCGGTGACGACGCAGTCGCCGCCGTCCGAGACGAACACGAGATCCAGTATCTGCCCCCGGAACTGGGGATCGGCCAGGGTGCGCGTCTCCGCGCCTCCACTGGTCAGCTCCACGTAGCCGGACTGGTTGCCGGGGATGGTGCCGGCGTTGCCGGGGTCGTCGATCTGCCGAGGTTCCACGCCCAGTGCGTGGATGCCCTCGCGTTGTGGTCGGCCTGGTCGCTGCGGCATGAGGTCTCCTTCCATCTACCGCTGAGGAGGATTCAGACGGTGATGTTGTAGATGCCGGCGGCGACGTTGGCGCCGTGGCGGTTGAAGCCGCGCCGCGTGTAGAGCTCGAAGAGGAACTGGTCGGTGCGCTGGATGCGATCGAAGAACAACTGCATTTCGCGTCGCACGCCGCCGATGTAGCCACGCGGGGCGAAGATGGTGATCTGGCCCTTGGTGTTCGACGCCTCGGTCGTGGAGGCTTTGCCGTCGGCCATGGTCTTCGAGGCGTACGACGGGCTGATGATCGGGATGCCGTGGATCGAGCCGAGCTCGCCGGTGACGATGGTCGCCTGCGGGCCGTACTTGTCGATCGTCTTCACGGAGTCCAACTGCGTCAGTTGGATGTAGGTGTCCCAGTCGCAGACCAACCGCAGGTCACGGGGGTTGAGGCCCCAGTTGATGTTCTTGATCAGGTTGTCAATGTCGTCGTCGCCGCCGTTGAGCTTGCCGCGTGCGACCGTGATCTCCGCGTCGTCGAGGGCAGCCGCCATGTCCTTACCCTGGCCCGTGGCGTCAACCAGCCAGTAGTGGCGAATCCCGTCCCAGGCAAGGTAATGCTTGGTGTCGGCGGGGTCGGCGTCATCGAGGTTGATGTTGCCGGTGCCGGCGTTGGTCGTGTCGCCGTTGAGGTAGGCCGACCCGAGGTACGACGCCGCCGCCATGTTGAGCTGGTCGCGCAGGAAGGGAATCCAGGGGACCACACTGTCCTCGCCCAGTTCCCCGGACCAGATTTGCTGGATGGTGAACTTCTTGGCGGTGAGGTCGCGGTTGCCCGAGCCCGTCTTGGACGTGGTGTATGCGGTCGCGCTGGACGTGGTCGATTCGCCGACGAACAGCATCTCCGGCATGTCGCCGTCGATCGGGATCGTCATGGTGGGCGCGGTCATCGGGACCGTGCGAATGTCCGAGACGATGCTGTCGAGGTTGCGGGCGGCCTCCCACATGTTCGTCACGTACTGGACGCCGATGAGCTCCAGGCCGAAGCCCGACTCAGCGCTGTCCATCGCGCGAACCTTGCGGCCTTCGCCGTCGGTGACAAACGGCCGGGGGCCGACGCCCTCGAAGGCGTGGGTGCGGAAGGCCGTTTGCAGGTCGTCGGGGATCGCGACCTCGCCGATGCCTTTGCGGTCTTGCGTGCCGCCGAGGACGAGCATCGCAACCTCAAGGTTGGAGCGCATGACGGTCTCGCGGAGCTCGGCTGCGGTCATGCCGGCGCGCTGGCCCCAGGCGACCTCGGCGGGGCTGGGGTCGCCATAGCCGTAGGTGCGGAACCGGTCGGGGACTTCGATGCGGGGCTCGCGCTGCGTTTCGCCCTCGGGGCGCCGCGTGGTGCGGGTCTCGCCGGCGATGGTGGTTAGGCGCTTGTCGATGTCGGCGCTGACGCGCTCTTCCGTCTCGGCCTGGCGGGTCGCCAAGGCGCTAACGGTCTCGGAAAGCGTGCCGATGCCGGCGGCCATCAGGGCGATGGCGTCTGCGGTCGGGTCGGAGGCGGGGGCCTCCGCCGTGTTGGTCTCAGGGAGGTCGGACATGGTCCGGCGGTCCTTTCGCTTAGGCGCGGCCGGTGCGAGCGGCGATGCGCTCGTCCACGAGGCGCGCGATGTCGATGGGGGGGCGTTCGGCCAAGGCGGTCACGGAGTCCGTGATCGCGCGGATGCCGTCGGCCAGGGGCAGGAGGTCCGGCGGGGCCGGGGCCTCGGGCGCGTCCGCGAGCAGTCCACCAAGGCGGGCGTAAAGACGCGTCGCCAATTCCCGCTCCTGATCGTCAAGACGATCGAAGGCTGCGGGGGACAGTTGCTCATCGAGCGCGCGGAAATAGGCGGTCACCGTTGTCAGGGGGTCGGGGTCGGTGTGGTATGGGTCGCCGCGGAGGTCGATAACGTCTGGCGGCGGGGTGAGGAGGGCGGCGATGTCGAGGGGCTCGCCGTCGCTGCGCTTGATCAGCGCGCCGGGGTCGGCGGGGATGCTGACGATCGAGACTTCCAGCAGCTCCTGCTCTTGGAAGACGTAGACCTCGCGCGTCTCGCCGTCGATCTCGCGCTCCTGCATCTCCGCCTTGATTGGCAGCCAGCGGACGCTGGTCGCGCTCATGTAGCCGCGCGCGACCTTGCCCTCGATGCGGGCGGACTCAGGGTCGTCCATGTCGAACTGGATCGAGGCGCTGAGTTTGCCGGCGCGGGTGCCGAGGGAGTCGTCCACGACGCGGCCGATGGGCGCGGTGTGGAAGTCGTCGTGCTGGTAGAGCACGACGGGGTTCTTGCGGAAGTTGTCGAACTTCCAGCCCTTCGCCTCGATGATCGCGCCGTCGCGGGCGAGGTCGTCGGTGGAGATGACGAACTGGTGGACGCCGACGGGGGCGTCCTGGGCGCGCTGCGCCGTGAAGGTGTGGTAGGAGCGGAGCTGGTCCATCGCGGCGTCCCCCTGATCTGGGGGCTGTGAGGCCGTGATGTTGCTTGCGGTGATTATCTAGGTGGAGCGCGCGTAACGCAAACACCCCGGCGAATCCGACGGATATTCCGACGGTTCAGGGTGGTTCGCCACGCCTGCTCCGTGCGATCCTTCCACACAAAGAACGGAGCGCACCACATGACAATCGTCGCGAACAGGCACCTCAGCGAGACCATGACCGTAGATGAGGCGGCAGCCCGGTTGGGCATTGGGCGACGCCTCGCTTACGAGGCTGTGCAGCGCGGGGAGATCCCCGTGATTCGCTTAGGTCGCCGCCTCCTCGTGCCCCGCGCTGCCCTAGACGCGATGCTGCAAACGCCCTCGGGATAACGCAAACACCCCGCCGAGTGGCGGGGTGTTGGAGCGGCGGCGGGGGTGGGGTGCGGGCGGGGCGGCTAGCGGCGCGCCGGAAGGACTACAACATCAACCGGATCGGCGTCGATGACCCAACTATCCCAATCGGACGTATCTCGACGGACGATGCAATCGTCCGTCACTGTCAAGTAATCGCCCGTACTGAGCGCGAGAACGTCGATCATGTTCCCCCCCCCGACATTTTCTGACCATGCGTCGATGACGCGCGGTGTCCGATCGCTCAGATTGTGAATCCCACTCAGGATGGGAGTGCGATCTATCTCACATATGCCGACATACCACTCGGCGAGAACGATCCGGTATCCCGCGACGCGGAACGTATCCCATTCTCCCCCGTCGTCCCCCACTTCATGCGCAACATTTGTAACGTAGGTCAGCGTTCCGTCGATCGTTGTATGGGTCATCGTCGTCTCTCTCTCCTTGGTGTTCTGATTGCACCCGGTAACCCCCGCTCCATAGCGGGGGTGGGGCGGTGCCGGTGGGGGACTTAGGCGGGGCGGTGGGCGGCCGCTTGGCGGCGGCGGTAGTTGGCGGTGGCGCGCTCGCGGGCTTCACGCTCGCGCTCGGTCCTCGCGTAGTCCATCCAGCGGAGCGCCTGGCTGTGGTTCCACCCGTGCGCCCGCGCGTCGTTGTATCGCTCGGCGGCGGCGAGGGTGGCCTGGTCGGGGGTCGTGTCGGTGGTCTGCGTGGCGACGTAGACGAAGTCTGCCGCCTCAGCGGACCAGAACCAGCCGCTCCCCGCGAGCCGCAACTCGGCGGCGGCGAAGGTGCTCGACCTGCGGATCGCCTTGCTGATGTCGCGACCGTTGAAGCGGTAGCCCGTGTGCGCGCGGCGGACGAGCGTTTTGTCGTGCTCGGTGTAGGCGGTGTCGGTGGTCTTCATGTCGTCCCTCTTTCCTGATCCCGTAACCCCCGCTCCGTAGCGGGGGTGGGGTGGGGGGCGGGGGGGCGGGCTAGACCGTGAAGAACGCCCGCCCCGCGATGTCTTTCGCGTGCTCTTCGCTGCCGACGTGAAGGCGAGTCTCAAGCACCATCTGGGAGTCGCGATCCACAACCGCGAGGCGCTCGTCGTCGGCGTTGTAGAAAACGTCGAGGTCTTCGTCGGAGCCGATGAGCACGTCGCCGACCTTGCTTGCGTACTCGATTGCGGCGGTGTCGATGGTCTGCATGTCGTCCCTCTTTCCTACGGTTATCGTAGCACAGATGAGGGGCGAATGCGAGGGGCTAGTCCCGGCGCGTCCGGTACTGCACGACGCAGCGGCAGCGCGGATGGTCGGGGATCGTGTCCTTACCGGTCGGGAAGACCCCCTGCGCATCGATCCAGCCGACGCTCGCATTCTCAGAGCAGTGCGGGTCGACGCGGTTATCGCCGGCGGTCACCCAGCGCTTCTCGTTGCGCCCCTGGCTGAGGGCAGCGGCGCGGGTGCCCTGGCCCTGCGCGGTGGCCGTCTCCGTGCGGGCGATGGACTCCGCGCGGCTCTCCGAGAAGTCGTACATCTCGCGGATCTGATTCTTCAGCTCCCGCAGGGGGCGACCCTGCTCGATCGTCTCGGTCACGGCGCGGCGGATGTTGCGGCGCGTGCCGTCGGTGATGCCGCCGATCAACTCGCCGGCGCGCTCGGCCGCGTAGGTGTTGGCGGCGATATTGGCGGTCAGCAGCGGGACTTCGATGAACGCGGCGGCGGCGGCGCTGAGGCGGAACAACTCCGCCAGCTCCTCGATCGCGCGTTCGCCGTAGCGGGCCTCCCAGGCCCAGTCGTAGGTGTCGACGTGCTGCGGGCTGAGGACGCGCAGGCTGCGGGACGCCTCACGGTCGAGGTGCTGAATGATGCCGCGCATCTCGTTCCCCAGGCGGCCGCGCCAGCGCTCCGCGATCAGGCGCTCTTGGGTCAGCAGGCCGGGGACGTCGGTGGTGACCGGCATCGGCGGGATGCCCCGGAGCGACGCCTGCGTGGGCGGCGGCGCCGGGGCCGGCGCGGGGGTGCGGGGCTGGTCGGCGGGGACGAGGGTGGAACTCACCCAGGGGGTGTCGCCCCAGGGGACGGTGTCCTGGCCGTCGCGCTCGCGCAGTTCGTTGACCGTCACCTTGGCCGTGCCGAGGTAGATCTGGTCGACGGCGGCGCGGTCCTTCATGTTCGATTCGAGCGCGGGGATGTCGTTGCCGGCGGCGAAGAGCCGCAGGTCCGTCCCGAACTCGGGCCAGATGAACTGCTCGTTGATCTCGCGCAGGGTGGCGCGGAGCTGGTCGAGGACGACGGTCCAGTCCTGCTCGTTCGCCTGGTCGGCGTTCTGGTAGGTCGCCTTCTCAAAGTCCTTCAGCGCCAGCGGCGAGAGCTCGAAGGCGGTCGCGGTCTCGTTGCGCGTCCACTTCTGCTGGCCCAGGAACTCCATATCGGCGAGGGACATCGCGTTCATGATCGGCGTCATGGCGCCGGGCAGGACGCGGATGCGGTGGGCGTTGTCGGTGCCGGCCATCTTGGCGTTGATCACGTCCTCGACGCGCGACGCCTCCATGTCGCCGACGCCTTCGCCCATCGCGTAGGTCAGGCTGGCGCGGGCGCCCTGGTCGTAGAACTTGATGTTGTATCGCTGCGCCTCCAGGGCGGCGGACGCCTCCAACCGGATCGCGGTGATCGGCGAGACGCCCCAAACCCAGTCGGCGGGGTTGAGCATGTGGCGGAAGTGGATCACGTCTTCGGGGTCGGCGGTCGTGGTCGCGCCACGCTGATCGGTGAAGCGGTAGCGCGCGACGATGAACGGATCGTTGGGATCGCGGATGGCGGCGACCTGGGATGGGTGCCAGACCTCGAAGCCGGCGGCGATGCCGAGGCCGTCGCGGCGTTTGACCCAAAAGGCGTTCCCGTTGATGAGGCGGTGCTCCTCGACGAGTTGCAGCGCGCGGGGCCAGCTCAGCGTGGCGTTGACGCGGCGGCTGTGCAGCGCGGCGGGGTGGTCGTCGGTCACGTCCTCCCAGTCGTCGCCTCGGCGGCGTTGCAGGACGACGGCGGACTTCGTGATGGCGACGCTGCGGAAGCGGACCGCCCCGTAGACGGCGGCCAGCGTCATCGCGATCTCGTCGTTGGAGCGGGTGCCCCGGCGGTCGCCGGCGTGGCGGCGGTCGAGGGCGTCGCGGTCGAACAGGTCTGCGGCGGCGATGCTCCGGGCGGGGGTCGAGGGGCGGCGGCGGAAGCGGCCGGCGAGCCATCGCACGGGGGACCGGCGAGGCGCGGGCGCGATGCTCATGCGTCATCCTCCGGGGGCAACTCCGCTGGGACTTGGCCGGATTGTATGTCAAAGAACCGCCTAAGTCCCCACGCCCCGTACCGCAGCGCGTCGCATGGGTGGCTCCATGTGTGATTCTCGGCGCCGGGGTCGGGGCGCTCCTCGAAGCTGCCGTCCTCGCGCTGCTTGGCGACGTAGGCCCCCAGGCCGTTGATCGTCTCGCTGCACGATGGGTGGATGAAGAGCCGCCGGTTGCCGGCGTCGGCCTCGAAGAGGGCGTTGAGTTTGCGCTGCCCGGCGATCACTTCGTGCTTGACCCGCTTGGGCAGATAGGCGCTGATGCCGTGGGTGGCGAACGTCGTCCGGAGCTGCACGGCGGAGGGGTCGCAGATGGCGGCCTCGGGCCAGACGGTCGGCCAGTGGGCGGGGCGGGCCTGGTCGGCCCAGATCCGCAGCCACTCCTCCCAAGGGGGGCCGTCGTAGCCGTCGAGGTCGATCAGGCGGCGGACGACGCGGCGCACCCACTCGCCCTCGGCGACGCCGTTCCCGACCAACTCGTCGAAGACGTAGAGGCGGCCGTCGCGCATCTGCGCGAACAGGATCGCGGTGTTGTCGGTGAAGCCCCAGTCCCCGAAGAGGAACAGGGGGCCAGCACCGGGGATGAAGACGGCATCGTCGCTGACGTTGTGCTGGCTGAACTGCGCGTAGATGAAGCCGAGCGTCGAGGCGGGCTCGGCCATGTAGAGCTCTTGGAAGTCCTCGGTCGTCAGCACCGAGCGGGCGTCCTCCACCTCGGCGGGGTCGAGGACGTGGGCCGCCTGGGCGTCGACGGCGGTGATGCGCGCGTAGTGCCAGCGGTCGTTCCCGGCCTCCATCTCCTGCTTCGCGCGCTGGCCCAGCTTGTAGACCCAGTTCCGGTTGCCCTTGACGTTGCCGATGATGCGGATGGGGCCGCGCGTGTAGGTCAGCGTCGAGCGGATGGCGGCCCAGACGGCGGGGCGCATACGGGTCGCCTCGTCCAGGACGGCAGCGTAGACATCCTCGCCGTAGAGGCCGTCGGGCTTCTCCCCGGACTTGAAGACGATCCGGGCGCCGTTGGGGAGGGTGATCTGCGGCGGCGATTCGAGGATGCGGGTGCGGAGCGTCCAGTCGCTGAGGCCGGAGCGCAGGCGGTTGAAGGCGATCAGGGCCTGGGGGAAGATCGGCGCCACCCACCAATACTCGTGGCCGACCGGGTCGGGGTCGAGGATGGCCTGCTCGACGAGCCAGAGCAGCGTCCCATGCGTTTTTCCCGACTTAGCTTTACGTCAAGTCGATGCCTCGACGAGCGCGTAGCGCGCATCGTTGAAGATGGCGTCGCGCTGCTTCGGATACACGTACGGGCGCTGATACTGGAGCGCGCGTTCGGGTGCGGTCGTGGGCATCGACTTGTTTCCCTCCTCTCCGGCGGGCGGCGGTTCTGGGCCTGCTCTAAGGGTGTGGCCCACTTACTCCTCCGGTGGGGCCAGGGCCGCGACCCGCTTCCGCTCGATCCACTTCTCCAGCGCCGCCGCCGGGATGCGCCGCGCCGTGCCGATGGTGATCGATTCGATCTCCCCGCTCACCATCAGCGCCTTGATCGTCGTGGGGCCAAGGCTGGTGGCGGCGCTGACCTCGGCGGGCGTGAGTAGGAGTTGCTTCATCGAGACGACTCGTTGCGGGGCGGGGGGCAGATTCACTGCAATCACTCCTTTGTGGGTGGGCGGCCTTGCTGGTCTGCGCCCTTGGCCCCACGGTAGCGCCCAACAGGGCGCCTGGGGAGGCGCTGGCGGTATTTGACGCTATTTGTCGCGCTGCTTGGGGTAGACGTAGGGGCGCTGGTATTGGAGGGCGCGCTCGAGGGGGGCGTTTTGCGTCGCCCCGGTTGCGGCCATCAGAACAGCGCCCCTTGTGCCGTCTCTGGGGTGGGCTCTCTGGTCTCCGGGGTGAGCAGGTGACGGCGCGCGATGCGTGACTGCGCGATCTCCACGTAGTGGGGGTCCTGGTCAATGCCGACGAATCGGAAGCCCGCATCCAGCGCCGCCATGCCCGTCGAGCCGGACCCCATGAACGGATCGAGGATGAGCCCGCCGGGCGGCGTGATCAGGGTGCAGAGGTAGCGCATGAGGTCGATGGGCTTCACGGTGGGGTGATCGTTTCGGCGACACCTCACGGTCTCGGTGCCGGCCTTGTCCGGGTGAGACTCCGAGTCGAGGCCGGCGCAGGCCGCGCACGGCACCAGGCCCAGGAGCCCCGCCTCGCGCTCCGTCCGGCTCGCCTTCGCGGTGTAGAAGAATCGCGAGGGGCCGCCGCGGTCGCCGTAGCCATACGGGACACGCGGCGCGTATCCGCTTCCGAAACCGGGATCAACTGTCAGTTGTCCCGGCGTGTTGACAATCCGCTCCCCCGCCTCCGCGTCCAGCCGTGCCGCCGCCGCTTCGTCGAGGAGGAGGTTCGCGGGCCAGCGACCCGCCTCTGACCCCCCCTCAATACGTCCAGCGTGCCCCCAGATGCCGACTTCGCCAGTATCGCGCCGGGTGCTCTCACTCCCAATCCGCGACCCGTCGATGTTGAGCGCCCCCGTCCCGTGCGCTTGCACGTTCTGGGCGACGGTGCCCGTTAGGGGCTTGCGGGCGAGGATGATTATTTCCCATGCGGGCTTCAGCGCCGTGCCGAATCCGTCCCACTGGCGCGCGGCGTCAGTCGCGGGCTCGGTGATGTCCCAGCGTTCCGCGTACCCGGCGTCCCCGAGGTTCGCGAGGTGTATCTGATTCGTGGACTCCCCCACCTTCTCCCGCTTCGCCCAGTTCTCCCCCGGCTGCCCCTTGCGCCCGTTGAGCGTCCAGATCAGATCCGCGATCTCGGGCGGCACGTCCGGGTCGCCCAGGACGGCGAGGAGCGTCGGTATCTGATCGAGGGTCGGAACGGCGGGCTGCGCTCCTATCGTGAGCGCTGTCCAGTGCCCGATCTGCCCGCTACCCTCATTGAACCCGAACGCCCCTAACGCCGTGCGATAGCTCACGCCCGCCGCCTTGAACGCCGCATTGATCCAGCGCGTCACCCTGAGGATCTGTTCGCGGTCGTAGCGTGCCCGGTCGATCGCCTTCCCCACGTCGAGCGACTTCGGGAAGCCCGACCCGTAGAGCCACATCAGGCAATCGCGGATCTCCCACCCGGCATCCTCGATCGCGACGGCGAGCCGGTGATAGGTCCGCGTCCCGCCGAAGGCGAGCAGGTGCGCGCCCGGCTTCGCAACGCGGAGCGCCTCCGCCCACGTCGCCGGGTTGAACGCAACGCCGGCGCTGTCCCACCCCTTGCCCATGAATCCGAGCTCATAGGGCGGGTCGCAGACGATCGCGTCGATGCTGGCGTCGGCGAGGGGGATGTCGCGGGCGTCGGCCTGGAGGATGCGCATCACTCCTCCAGTTGCAGCAGCGGCGTTCCCAGGTCGAGGCGGAAGATGAGCGGGGTCGTGTCGATGCCGACGACGCTGGGCTTGGGCGGCAGCCAGTCCGGGCGCTTGCGGCCGAGGATGCGGAGGGCGGCGGCGAGCTGCGAGGGGGCGCCGCCGGCGCGGGCCATGCGCGTCACCTCGGCCTCGATGCTGTCGAGGTATTCCTCGAAGGCCTCCTCCTGGCGGTCGCGGAAGGCGGCGTGGTCCTGATGGGCGTGAATGTACGTGGAGCGGGGGACGCCGGCGGCGCGGCAGGCGGCGGTGATATTGCCGCCGGCGGCATAGGCGGCCATCCAGGCGGCCTGCCATCGGACGACGGGGGCGTCCGTCTGGGCGCGGCCCTTGCGGGGCGGGACGCGCTTCGTGCGGTTCTTCGCGGGGGTCTTCTTCGCGGGAGTCGTCATTTATCCGTCGTGTCCGTCCCAGACGCACTCAGGCGGCGCTGAGCGCGTTTTCCGCACCCCCTCGTCAAAACATACGACGCGCTCATAGTTCGAGCACGGCGCGCGCCTCCGGGGGGTCGATGCCGGCGTGGCTGCTCACGCTCGCCAACAGATCATCGATCCCGTCGCGGTCCGTGATGTCTTGTAGCAGCGTGGTCAGCGCGATCGTGTCCATCTCCGCCATCGCTGCCAGGGGGTCCAGGGACGCCAGCACGATCGCCTCGTCCTCCTCCGCCAGGTCGACATCGGTGACGGGGATGGTCGTCACGCCCTGCGCCAGCGCCAGCTCGACGCGCAGGTGGCCGTCCACGAGGCGCTGGGTGCGGACGTTGTAGATCACCGTCTGGACGACGCCGACGCGCTCCAGGGCGGCGCTGAGGGCCTCCTGTTGGCGTTTGGGGTGGCGTCGCCAATTCGATCCGTTGGGCGCGAGGGTTGCGGGGTCGGCCTCGCGGTGGCCGGTGATGCGGTTCTGCCAGATAGGCGCGGGTAGCGTTTGCGACATCGTCGATGGTCTCCGTAGGGGTCAGTCTAGCCCCTAGGGGAGACAGCGACGCCGCCCCCGAAAGAGCGGCGCTGCCGTGCCGACACTGGCCTCACAGCCAAGGGAAGGCTAACAGGGGTACGCGGGTTCACAATTTGAGGCCGCTGCGTCCGGGGCGGCGGTGCCGGCGCTTGCCGTCGGCATGGTAGGGGCCGATCTCCGTTTCGGCCTCGGCGCGGGTGACGGTGGGGCCGCTGTAGACGACGTGGCCGCAGGTCAGGCAGGCGCGGTCCGTGCCGTCATCGCCGTCGCGCAGCATCGTCGCGCCCTGGCAGCGAGGGCAGGTCATCAGCGCCCCCCCATGCACTCGTCGAGCGCTTCCTTCAGGGACTCGATCTGTCGATTCTTGGCGGCGAGCTGGCCGTTGAGGGTCCGGCTGAAGTGGTCCCGGCAGAGGGGGTGGAGGTCGGGGGCGATGTCATGCTGCGCGAGGACGAACGTGGGGTCCGCGCAGGCGACGCAGGGCCGCGTGTTCTTCATTCCGTCACCTCTACGCGTACTTGCCCGTTCTTGTTGACCACCCAGGCCTGCCAATGCCCCCAACCGCCATTCTCGTAGAGGAAGCGCGCCGCCAGCAGGCAGTCGCGCACGTCGAAGAGCTGGAAGTCGGCGAAGAGCAGGGGGAAGTCGTGGTAGACCGCCGTGTCCACGTCGAAATAGAGGGCGCTGATTTGTGCG